CAGCAAGCGTGTAAGGCCGTGGCGTGCTGCCGTGGCGCATGAGGCACGGCTGGCAGGGGAGCAGGTGGCCGGCCCATGCGCCGTGGAGCTCGATTTCAGATTCATGCGCCCAAAGGGTCATCACAAGACGAGCGGTGAGCTCAGGGCGTCTGCACCGCGGTTCTGCGTCGTCAAGCGAAACGATCTGGACAAGTGCTGTCGGTCGACGCTCGACGGGCTCGTGGACGGCGGCCTGCTGGTGGATGACTGCCTGGTCGTGGAGCTGTTTGCATGGAAGGGGTACTGCGGGATCGGGGAGCAGCCGGGCGCCGTGGTGCGGATCAGGCCGCTTATCACCGAGATCGACTGCGCCGGCTGCAGCGCACCGCCCGGCACACCGCCCGCCTATCGGCACTGATCGAGCGCCAGCAGGCCGCACTGGCCGCTCAACTGGACGCTATGGAGCGCTGAGCGCACGCGTCATCAGTGGCCGCTGTGCGGCCCCAGAACGGCCCTGTATGGCGTCACGCGTCTGTCAGGCCGGCCACGGCTCACAGGCGCCTCACAGCCCCATCTGAGCGGGTTGATCGCGGGAGCGGATCGAGCCGTCAATCCAGCGACCAGGCGATTGTGAATAATTGTCAACGGGTCACGGTTGGGGCTGATCTGGCCCTATGTTGGTCCCACGGCCAACAGGCCTCACCACCACCCACGACCGACCATGAACCTCATCCGATTCGGCTACGACAAAAACCCCAAGATCCATGCGCGCGGCTATGCCCGCCCTGATTGGAGCCTTTCAGCTTGGGAAGACAGCCGCGGCTTCGGCTGGCAGGTTGTCACCCTACGCGGCGATCGCAGTCGCCACATGTCGCTGGCGCGAGCCATCGACATTCTGCTTTCTGAAGACGGCTTCGTTGTCGCCTGAGATGGAGTGCACCATGACACGCCGCCAGCAGCTCTTCGCCCTCGCCGCTCAGCTCCACGAGCTCACCACCGAGGAGGAGCGGGAAGATTACCCGTTCCTGGAGCACCTCAACGATCTGATCGCGGATCTGGAGATCGAGGAGGATTGATCCCCACCGCCCGCCGGGAGCGCATCCCGGCAACCACCACCCCCCCCCTTCACGCCAAATGCTCGACAAATACCATCAATTCATAGCGTCGAAAGGCAGTTTGCACGGATCTGTTGGATTCGAGCCACGCAGCAAATGGAATCTGTTCAAACATCAACAGGCAACGCTTGAGTTTGCATGCCGGAAAGGCCGATCGGCTGCATTCCTAGACACCGGCCTTGGCAAGTCTCGCGTCGAGGCTGCTGCTGCTGCCGAGTTTGCCGTGGCCAGCGATCGGCCATCTCTGATCCTCACACCACTTGCCGTGGCAAGGCAGATGCAACGCGAATGCGAGGCGATCGGAGTTGATGCGACGATCGTTCGAGAGCAGTCCGATGTTGCAGCTGGCGTCAACATCGCCAACTATGAACGGCTCCCAAAGCTTGACACTTCGGTGTTTGGCGGAGTGGTGTTGGATGAAAGTAGCATCCTCAAGGCATTTACCGGACCGACAAAGCGAATGCTCTGCGAGGCGTTTGCCGATACTCCTTATCGACTAGCGGCTACGGCAACACCTGCGCCGAATGATCACATGGAGCTCGGGCAGCACGCTGAATTCCTTGGCGTTATGCCTGGCCCGGAGATGCTCTCTCGGTGGTTCATTTCCGATCAGACCACAATGGGCGGCTATCGACTGAAAGGCCACGCCCAGGACGACTTCTGGCGCTGGGTAGCCAGCTGGGCCAGGGCTGCCACGTTGCCATCGGATCTAGGTGGCGATGACGATGGGTTTGTATTGCCGCCATTGAATTATCAGGTTCACTCGATCACCGCTGACATCACCCAAGATGTTCCCGATGGATTGCTGTTCAGGATCCCAGACGGCAGCGCCACCACGATGCATCGTGAAAAACGCCTGACGCTGGCCGATCGCGTGGCCTGCGCTGCAGAGATCGCCAACTCGGCCGATGGCCCTGTGATTGTCTGGTGTGAAACCAACAGTGAATCATCGGCACTGGCCGCATTGATACCGGACGCGATTGAGGTCCATGGTTCAATGGCGCCTGATGTGAAGGTCACTGCCTTGGATGCGTTCACGTTTGGCGAACGCCGTGTGATCGTCAGCAAGCCAAAGCTTGCTGGCCTTGGCCTGAATTGGCAGCACGCCAATACGGTCGTGTTCGCCAGTGTGAGCCACAGCTATGAACAACACTATCAAGCGGTCCGACGCGCTTGGCGATTTGGTCAAACCAAGCCAGTCACGTGTCACGTCATCATCAGCGACACTGAGGCCAGCATTTGGAGCAACGTGCAACGCAAGGCCAATGACCATCAGCGCATGAAACGCGCAATGGCTAATTCAATGCTGCGATTGCAGCAAGAGGCCACGCTGCGCCGCGCCTACACCCGCACTCCTTCCGTCACCCTTCCCGATTTCTTCTGATGAAACCCGATTATCAAGGCAACAACTGGGCTGTTTACAACGCTGATTGCGTTGAGCTGTTGATGGGTCTACCTGACGACAGCATCGACTGCGCTGTGTTCAGTTCTCCATTCTCATCGCTTTACATCTACAGCGATTCCGAGCGCGACATGGGCAATTCTGCATCTCACGAGGAATTCCTGGAGCATCACCGTTACATGGCGCGTGAGCTGTATCGCGTGATCAAGCCAGGCGCCGTGATCTGCGATCACGTCAAAGATACGGTTTTCTATCAAAACAGCAGCGAGACAGGCGAAGGCGGACTATTCCCTTTTTCTGATGAGGCCAGCCGTAACTATCGAGAGGTTGGATTCTGCCTTCGCGCGCGGGTCACCGTTTGGCGCGATCCAGTGCGTGAAATGCAAAAGACAAAGCATGAGCGACTTCTTTACAAGAACATTCGCGAGAACAGTCGCGTCAGCGCGATGGGAATGCCCGAGTACATCTTGGTGATGCGCAAGGATTCCAGAGGCAAGAACATCGGCGAGCCGGTGACGCACACTCGCGAAGAATTCACCCTCGACCAATGGCAGCAATGGGCATCGCCTGTCTGGATGGACACGATGCAGACTAAAGTGCTTAACGCCAGGTTCAAGGCTGACAAAGATGAGAAGCACATCTGCCCCATGCCGTTAGATCTGATTGAACGCTGTCTGACGCTTTACAGCAATCCGAATGATGTTGTTCTGGATCCGTTCAACGGCATTGGTAGCACCGGCTATCAAGCCGTGAAGATGGGGCGCCGTTACATCGGCGTGGAGCTGAAGCCTGAATATGCAAAACAAGCGGCAAGGTTTATCGGCAAGGGCGAGTCTGAGGCTGGGTCGCTGCTCGCAGGGCTTGATCCGGTGCCGCACGCATAACAACGCTCCTCTGGCCACCGAGGCATCAAGGGTGCGGCACCGGAAACGGCCGCATCACTACACCATCACCAAGACCTGGTGATCTGTTCTGAGCGACAGCCCTTCGTGTAAGTCCTTGATCATTACAAATTGTCAGCACTACCCAATCAGGGCACAGCCTGGCCCTAGGTTGGGTTCACGCCACAAGCCGGATAGCGAGCGCCGGATTCTCCGCCCTGGACAAGAGAAGGGTCAGCCACGGGGGAGCTGCGATCCCCCACCCATTCACCACCGCCCCATGACCATCGCCATCCCCTCCGATGAGGCCCTGGGCCTCCAGATCAAAAGCATCATCGCCGCCGTGGCCCTGGTGGCCGTGGCCTTCTACGTCGCCGGTCACACGCTCGGCACCGCCGTCCATCAGCTCAACGCCAGCCTGACGCGGCTCCCTGCCGCACTGCCCACCATCACCGTTCCCGCTCATGCTGACCCGCATCCTGCTCTTCCTGTTGCCCACGGCAACGATCGCCCTCGTGCTGTTCGACCACGGCAACCCCAACGTCAATCCCGCAGTTCGGGGGTCGGGTTCGCATGACGCTGAAAAGGTATTACTTTGCCATTCCCGCAGCGAATGTCTTTGAGTGCATCCGC